ATGGCACAAGGCCAAGGCGTGGCTTGAGGCGCGGGACTGCTGGATGCCAAAGGATGAGCTATTGGTGGCCGAGTTGGCGACTGTGAGATACAGCTTCACCAGCAGCGGGAAGATCCAGATTGAGGGCAAGGACGAGATCAGGAAGCGCGGCCTGGCCTCGCCTGATCGTGCTGATGCGTTTTGTTTGACGTTTGCGGGTGACGCGGTGATCGGGGCATATGGCTCGAGCGCGAGCAGCAAGTGGAGTCAACCTTTACGGCGAAATATTCCGCGTGTAGCATGACCACAAATTAAGGAGTAACCCTATGAAGATGACCAAGGCTGAGAAGAAGATTGGCAAGGTGTACAGCGAGTACAAGTCTGGCAAGCTGCACAGCGGGTCTAAGAAGGGGCCGGTTGTGAAGAGTCCGAAGCAGGCGATTGCCATTGCGTTATCCGAGGCCGGCAAGAGCAAACCAGCAAAGCGAGGCAAATGATGGCTGAGATGGAAAAAGAGGGCGAGGAGATGTCCTGCCCGATGGCGACGCAGGATATTACGCTGAACCTGAAGAACCGTGGCAAGGCGATTGACTCTGCCAATTACGGTCCTGAGAACCCGAATCTGCCGAACACGGGTTACTGGCGCGAGATGGCGAGCCAGTGGGATGTGACGCCGAAAGAGGCGAAGATGTCGCGCTGCGGCAACTGCGCGGCGTTTAATCAGCAGCCGCAGATGATTCAGTGCATCGCCAAGGGTTTAGGCCCGGAGGGTGATCCTTGGGCGACGATTGAGGCTGGCGATCTGGGGTACTGCGAGATCTTTGACTTCAAATGCGCCGCCTCGCGTACCTGCTCGGCGTGGGTCGCCAAGGAGGAGGGCGAGGACGAGGAGTACGAGGAAGAGGGCGAAGAGGAAGAGTACAAGGGCCAGGTTAACGCTCAGATGGAGGGTGAGGAATATGAAAGCTAAACCAGCGGGTTTGTATGCCAACATCGCGGCCAAGCGCGAGCGCATTAAGGCTGGCAGCGGCGAGAAGATGAGAAAGCCTGGCTCGCCTGGTGCGCCGACATCTAAATCGTTCAAGCTGGCTGCGAAGACGGCCAAGGGTGCGAAGAAGTAATGAATGCGGCGATTGCTGTTGCGAGCGTGAAGGGGCGGTGCTTGCCGGTGATGCTGGCAAGCTGCCGCGAATACGCGCCGACGGCCAGGGTGTACCTGAGGACGCCTGTTGATGCCCCGCGCCGTGAGGTGTATAGACAACTGCGCGGCGTGCCAAGGAATTTCGGCGAGGACTACAACGAGGTCATTGATGCGGTGTTTGCTGATGGGTATGACTTTGCCATCGTGGCAAATGATGATGTGGTGCTGACCCCGACGAGCGTTGAGATGCTGGTTGAGGATTACAGGATGGTTGAGGATGAGTATGGTGACCTGGTTGGCTGGGTCTGCTCGAGGTGCGACGCGGCCAGGCCGATGCAAAATGTTCGCAGCAACCCGTTTGACGAGTCGATGAATTACTTTCGTTTTCCGTGGGAGTCTTGCATCTTGCCGATGGATGTGATCTCGCCCATCTTTGGGATCATCTCGCGTGATGCGTGGCGGCAGTCCAAGTTTCCACCACTGAACTGGTACTCTGACGATGTTCATTGCCAGGATTTGGGTGCCAAAGGGTACAAGCATTTTCTCTCGCGGTCATATGTTCACCATGTCGGGTCTGACACGACGGGGATGGACGGCGAGAAGCTGACACTGGCATCTGTTCCTTGGATTCGGGAAAATAGGCCGCAGTATGCAAATCAATGGTTTGGGGTGGAGCAATGACTATTAAGCGTGGCTCAGAGACTTTTAGCGGGTACAACAAACCGAAGAAGACGCCGAGCCACCCGACCAAGAGTCATGCTGTGCTGGCGAAGTCTGGTGAGCAGGTCAAGCTCATTCGTTTCGGCCAGCAGGGTGTCAGTGGTTCACCTGACGGGTCAAAGCGCAACGAGGCATTTAAGGCGAGGCACGCGCAGAACATTGCCAAGGGCAAGATGTCTGCGGCTTACTGGGCAAATAAAGTGAAATGGTGAAATCATGAACATGACCGATCTCCCCCTCAATGTTGACGTTGCGGCGCCCGAGCCGATGGACGATGCCGAGCTAGAGGCCATTGTCAATGGTGAGTTGCAGGACGCGGTGTCCTACATTGACTCGGATATCTCGCCTATCCGTGCCAAGGGCACTGAGTACTATCGCGGTGACCCGTTTGGCAATGAGGAGGATGGCCGCTCGCAGGTTGTGGCGATGGAGGTGCGCGACACGGTTTCGGCCATGATGCCATCGCTGATGAAGGTGTTCTTCTCCAGCGAGAATGTGGTTGAGTTTGTACCTCGCGGCCCGGAGGACGAGGCCAATGCCCAGCAGGCTACGGACTACGCCAATCTGGTGTTTTCTGCTGACAACAATGGGTTTATGCAGTCCTACGCGATCTTCAAGGATGCGCTGGTGCGCAAATGCGGGATTGCAAAGTACTGGTGGGAGGAGACTGAGGACGTCAGGATTGAGGACTACTCGGGTCTGGATGACCAGACTGTGCAGGTCTTGATGCAGGAGGATGCGCAGGTCACGATTGTGATGTCGTATCCTGACCCTGCGATCTCGCAGGAGCAGGTGGCGATGTTGCAGCAGCAAGCTGCGATGGCCGGTGTCGAGGCGCCGCCTCCTCCGATGCTGCACGATGTGCAGATCAAGCGGATCAACCGCGATGGCCGCATTCGGATCATGGCGGTGCCGCCCGAGGAGTTGATTATTGACCGGCGTGCGCGTTCCTTTGAGGATGCCGGGATCATTGCTCATCGTCAGATGCTGACCGTGGGCAAGTTAATTGAGATGGGTTACGACCTCGAGGAGATCGAGCCGAATTTGTCTTCGACCGATCTGGAGACCAATGACGAGTATCTGGCGCGTCAGCCTTTGTCTACTGGTCTGGGCGCCAATGACTCCATGAATCCGATGCAAAGGAGCCTGCTGTACGTTGAGGCGTATCTGCGGGTTGACTATGACGGCGACGGGTTGCCCGAGTTGCGCAAGATCTGCTGCATGGGGTCTGGCTACAAGATGATGCGAAACCTGCCAGCGTCATATATTCCTTTTGTCGATTTCCCGTTTGACCCTGAGCCGCACACCTCGCCCATTGAGGCGATGAGCGTGTTTGACATCACGCACGACATACAGGAGATCAAGTCGCAGGTGTTGAGGAATACGCTGGACTCTCTGGCGCAGTCTATTCACCCGCGCACCGCGGTGGTTGAGGGGCAGGTCAACATTGACGATGTTCTGAACAACGAGACGGGTGCTGTCATTCGGATGCGTGCCCCTGGCATGGTTCAGCCTCTGGCGCAGCCCTTCGTGGGCCAGGCTGGGTATTCGATGCTTGAATACATGGATCAGGTCAAGGAGGATCGCACTGGCATGAGCAAGGCCGCGATGGGATTGAATGCTGATGCCTTGCAGTCAAGTACCAAGGCTGCGGTTGCGGCGACGATCAGCGCCTCGCAGTCGCGGTTGGAGTTGACTGCTCGGATCATGGCCGAAGGGATGAAGAAGCTCTTTAAGGGCATCTTGTTTTTGCTGACCACGCATCAGGATAAGCCTCGCATGGTGCGGCTGCGCAATCAGTGGGTTGCGATTGATCCTCGGGCGTGGGATGCCTCGATGGATGTCGCGGTGAATATTGGCCTGGGCAACGGTGATACGAATGAGCGGCTGCAAGCCTTGATGATGATCTTGCAGAAGCAGGAGCAGATGATTGCTCAGTTTGGTTTTAGCAATCAGGTTGTGACGCCTGCGATGTATACGCGCACGCTGCAAAAGGTTGTCGAGTTGTCTGGGATGAAGGATGCATCGCAGTATTTCCAGATGCTGCCGCCTGACTTTCAGGTGCCGCAGGCGCCGCCTAAGCCGACTCCAGAGGAGGTGCTGGCGCAGGTGCAGGCCGAGTCGATTCAGGCAGATATTCAGAAGAAGGCGGCAGAGTTGGAGCTACAGCGCCAGAAGATGATGCGCGATGATGATTTCAGGCGCGATCAAATGGCGCAGGACTACCTCTTGAAAAAATACGAGTTGGAATTAAAGTATGGCACCCAGATCAGCAACGCCGAGTTGGCGGCGGTGCAGAATCTGGACCGTGAGGCAATGCGTCAGCAGACTGCGATGGTGCAGTCTGCGATGCAGGCAGCGCAGGCACCTCAAATGCCTGTACCCATCAACCTTAATGGAATGGCTCAATGAGTGATGAAGAAGCGGTAAGGAAAGGAAGGAAGGCGCAGCAGGTACTGGAGGACGAGACTTTAGTTGCTGCATTGACGAAGTTGGAGAACGATCAGCTTTGGGTGTTCAAGTCAACGCGAGCAGATGAAACAGCAAAGCGCGAGCAGTGCTGGGCGATGCTTAGGGCGATTGAGAATTTGAAGACTGAGCTTACAAAGGTGATCGATAACGGCAAGGTGGCGCAACGCGCCATCGAGCGTGTACAAAAACAGTGAAGGAATTTGACCAATGAATGCACCTACGCCACAGGCAAGTGCGCCATCTGGCCCCCTAAATATGGACCAAGCGGTCCAAGCACTCGCAGCAATACTGCCTGAAGAAGGACAACAGGACGGCGGCGAGACGCAAGAACAACCATCCGAGGAGGAGGTTGTTGCGGCATCTGACGATGAATCTGAAAGCGGTGCAGACGAGCTTTCTGATGAGTTGACAGATGAACAGTCGGAGTCGGAAGAAGACACCCAGGAGGAAGAAAAGCCCTCGACGTTCACCATCAAGGTTGATGGCAAGGATGTTGAGGTTACTTTGGATGAACTCCAGAAGGGCTATTCAAGGACTCAAGACTACACCCGAAAGACGCAGCAGGTCGCGGAGATGCGAAAGCAGACCGAGGCTCAGTTAGCTGCAATTCGGGCCGAGCGCGAGCAATATGCTCAATTGTTGGGCGCGTTAAGTGAGCAAGTGAAGGCGGCTGCTGAACCGCAAATTGATTGGGATCGTCTTTATCAAGAAGACCCCATCGAGTATGTGCGTCAGCGTGAGGTAATGCGAGAGAACCGGGAAAAGGCTGCGGCTATTCAGGCCGAACAGCAGCGGCTGGCCGAGATCTCGCAGCAAGAGCAGATGCAAAAGCTCCAGACCCATAAGGCGAAGGAGTCACAGGCGCTGCTCGAGGCGATCCCGACATGGAAAGATCCTGCCAAGGCCAAGGCAGAAAAGGCCATGCTGATCGAGTTTGGTCAGAAGATGGGATTTACACCGCAAGAGCTTGGCAACATTTACGACCACCGGGTGGTTTTGGCGCTGCGTAAAGCGGCGCTCTATGACCAGATGCAGGCCAAGCGCCAAGGCATCAAGCCGGTGACCAACAACGGACCCAAACCTGCCAAGCCTGGTGCAGCGGGTAGGGTTTCACAGATGAGCGATACCGTTCGTGCAAAACAGCGTCTTGCAAAAACTGGTCGCGTCGATGACGCGGCTTCCGCAATTGAACTTCTATTGAGGTGAAAAAATGGCTATCGTGACCAATACGTTCACGACTTACTCTGCAAAGGGTATTCGTGAAGATCTGAGCAATGTGATTACAAACATTGCCCCGGAGGAAACTCCGTTCATGAGCAACATCGGCAAAGAGAATGTGTCCAACACTCTGTATGAGTGGCAGACCGACACTCTGGCCGCTGCTGCTGCAAATGCCCAGCTTGAGGGCGATGACGTCACTTCGTTTGACGCGGTGACTGCTACTGTGCGCTTGCAGAACTATGCGCAAATCTCGCGTAAGACGATCATCTTGTCTCAGACCGAAGAGGTTGTGAACAAGGCTGGCCGTCGCTCTGAGGTGGCGTTAACTTTGCATTGAAAAGCGCCCGTATTCGGTAACGAATATTGAAAAACTAGGTGAATTGCTGGAAACCCCTTAGAGCCTCTGACACCACAGCGTAATTGGAAACGATAAGCGCGAAGGTTTGAAAAGACAGAGGATTGGGCAATCAGCAGCCAAGCACCGTATAAGGTGAAGGTTCAACGACTAGGGAGTAATCCCGTAGGATCAAGTGATCCGAAGTGCCTAGCCCCAGAAATGGGTGAAGATATAGTCTGATCTTGCATGAGAATGCAAGCCTCGAAAGAGGGTCAGGAAGGTAACGAGTCCTGGCAAACAAAATGACCAAATTGCAAAGCGCAGTGCCGAGTTGAAGCGTGACCAAGAGTTTGCGATGCTGAACAACGCTGGCACCACCAGCGGCAGCACCACCGCTGCTCGCACGTCTGCCTCTCTGGGCGCCTTCGTCAAGACCAACGTGGACTATGACACCACCAACGGCGGCAACCCGTCCTATACGACCCTGCCTACGCTGGGACGTACTGACGGAACCGTTCGTACCTTCACGGAAACCATTCTCAAGAATGTGATTCAGAAGGTGTGGACTCAGGGTGGCAATCCGAAGATCCTGATGACCGGCCCGATCAACAAGCAGCGCGTGTCTGGCTTTGCCGGCATCGCTTCTTCGCGGTTCAACATCGACGGCGGTGCGCGTCCTGCCACCATCATCGGTGCGGCTGACATCTATGTGTCGGACTTTGGCAACGTGCAAGTGGTCCCCAACCGCTTCCAGCGCGAGCGTGATGCATGGGTCTTGGATCCCGATTACGCGAAGATGGTTGTGCTGCGTCCTTACCAGCAGGTCGAACTCGCTAAGACCGGCGACGCTGAGAAGCGTATGCTGATCGTCGAGTGGGGTCTGAAGGTTATGGCAGAAAACGCGCACGGTCTGGCAGCAGACCTTGTGACTTCTTAATGTAAAGAAGGGAAGGGGTCGGAGAAATCTGACCCCTTTTAACATGACAGACAAAAAAATATTTGATGTGAACCCTGAGCTTGGGATCACGCGCACATGGCACTACGACGCAGAAAAAGATGAGGCGACCATCCAGACTCAGCAGGATGTCAGCGCAATCATCGAGGAGAACAAGGATGAATTCAATCAGGTCGATGAGCGTGCTCGCTGGGGCGAGTGGTCGCGTGTCGCATCCATACCTCTGAGCCTGTATTTCCAGTTGAAGGCCGAGGGCAAGCTCGACGATGAAGCGTACATGAAGCGCTGGTTAAACGACAGTGCCAATGTTCACTTTCGCACAAGGCCGGGGAAAGTATGACGCCCAACTACATCGCGGTATGCACCCCTGCGCGTGACATGGTTCACACCATGTTCACCTACGATCTGGTCAATATGGTGTGCTATCACACCTTGAATACGCCAGATGCCATCTCGCTCAAGATCAGCGAGGGCACACTGATCGCCAACCAGCGAGCAGAGTTGACGCTAGACGCTATGCGCGAGGGATGCTCGCACATCCTCTTTATCGACTCAGATATGCGCTTTCCGCAGGACTTGATCTCGCGGCTATTGGCGCACGATCTGGACATTGTGGCGACCAACTGCGCTCGCAGGCGTATGCCTACCGGGCCAACGGCTCAGGTCTACAGGCCCGATGGAGAGCGCGAGTTGGTGTGGTCTATGCCAGAGAGCAAAGGCTTGCAGGAGGTGCATTCTGTGGGCATGGGAGTGATGATGATTAAGTCAAGCGTCTTCAAGGCGCTGGCCGAGCCTTGGTACGAGACGCCTTGGCGGCACGACAAGCGCGGCTACATTGGTGAGGATGTCTACTTCTGTAGGAAAGCGCGGGATGCTGGATTTAAAATCTGGATTGACCACGATGTGTCTAAAGAGATTGGTCACATCGGGATGTTCGAGTTTAGGCATGACCACACCTGGGCCATTAAAGACCTAGAGAAAGAGAAGGTGACCTGATGGCACTGACCACCTACAACGAGTTGAAGACCTCGGTTGCTGACTGGCTAAACCGCACCGACTTGACGGCGGTGGTGCCTGACTTCATCTCTCTGGCCGAGGCGCAGATTGAGAGGACGCTGCGCACCCGGCAGATGATTGTGCGAGCCACTGCCTCAATCGATACAGAGTACAGCGCGGTGCCATCTGACTTCCTTGAAACAAAGTCTATCAAGCTCAACACATCGCCGGTTACTGCTCTGGCCTTTGAGTCGATTGACGCCTTGGATCAGATGAAGGCGACGATGTACATCTCGCCAGGCAAGCCTAAGAACTTCAGCATTGTTGGTGGTCAGATCAGGGTTTTGCCTGTGCCAGACTCAACCTACACCGCAGAACTGATCTATTACGCCAAGTTGACTAAGCTATCAAGTAGCGTTGCAACGAATTGGCTTTTGACTCAGGCGCCTGATGTCTACCTTTACGGTGCGTTGCTGCAAGCCTCGCCTTATTTGAAGGATGATGCCAGAATCACTGTATGGTCATCTCTATATCAGCGCGGCCTTGATGAGATCCAGATCGCTGATGATCGCGGCGCGACATCTGGAGGGGTTATCATGATGCGATCTAAAACTTTTGGATAGAAGGAGTATTTTTCATGTCATCGTTCACCGATTACACAGAGAACCTGGTTCTCAATTGGTTGCTGACAACCAATAGCGCCACCCGTCCTACTGCTTGGTATGTTGGATTGTTCACCGCGGCGCCGAGTGACACTGGTGGCGGGACTGAGGTTGTTGGCAATGGCTACGCACGCGCCGCAACAGGGACCATCACTGTCTCTGGGACCTCTCCAACGCTTGCGACCAATTCCGCAGCCATTGAGTTTGCTGCTGCTTCTGGCGGCAACTGGGGAACCATTACTCATGCAGGGATCTTTGACGCGCTGACTACGGGGAATTTGTTGGCGTGGGCGCCACTAACGACATCTCGCACGATCAACAATGGCGATGTCTTGCGTATTCCTGCTGGCGACCTTGATGTAACCTTGACTTAATCATGGCGGCTTACGGCGGCGGCCCGTATGGGCTGGGTAATTACTCGTATGGGATTACCCTCGCCGCCGTAAATATATCCGCATCATCGACAGTTTCTTTTGATGCAAGACGGATAGTCTTAGCATCGTTTAGTGTCGCAGCAGAATCGTCTGTCTCTGTTTCTGCGCTGCGCTATGCTGTTGGATCGTTCACTGCTGCTTCTTCATCTGCTCTAAGCGTAAGCGCAGTTCGTTATGCTTTTGCGGCATTCACGGTATCGTCAGAGTCTGCTCTAAGCGTAAGCGCGCTGCGCTACGCTGTAGGATCGTTTACTGCTGCTTCTTCATCGTCCCTAAGCGTCAACGCAGTTCGCTATGCTGTTGGATCGTTTACTGTTGCTTCTGAATCGACTTTAAGCGTAAGTGCAGTTCGCTATGCTGTTGCATCGTTTACTGCGGCTTCAGAGTCTGTTCTAAGCGTCAATGCAGTTCGCTACGCTGTTGGATCGTTTACTGCGGCTTCAGAGTCTGCTCTAAGCGTAAGCGCACTGCGTTACGCTGTTGCATCGTTTACTGCTGCTTCTTCATCGTCCCTAAGCGTCAACGCAGTTAGGTATGCGGTTGCATCATTTACCGCCTCCTCAAGTTCTTCGCTTGTTGTCGCTGCGAATGTTGTCAGAAGCACCTCGCTTGCAATATCGGCTGAGTCTTCTGTGTCTGTTGCGGCGCAGCGTATTGCTGTTGCTGCATTTAACTCTGCATCCAGTTCATCAGTCAGCATAAGCGCGCTGCGCTATGCGATTGGTTCTTTTACATCTGCGAGCGTTTCTTCGCTCAGTGTTGCTGCTGTTCGTTATGCGATTGCATCTTTTAGCAGCAATTCAACTTCTTCGGTGGCTATAGCGGCCAATGTATTAAAGAGTGCAGCCGTAGAAATATCAAGTTCGTCTGCTGTTTCTTTCGCGGCGCAACGCTTGGCGATAGCAAGCTCGTCAGTTGTTTGCGCCTCAGACTTTTCTGTCGCTGCTGTTCGATATGTCAGCGGGGCGTTTACTGCGTCAAGTGGGTCAAGCGTAAGCATTTCTGCAATTGTCTATTTGACGGCCAGCTTTGCCATCAATGACGAAAGCGCGATGACGGTCAACGCCGTCAGGGTGCCGCTGATAAACATCGTCATTGATGCATGGGCAGATATGACGGTTGGCACCAGCGTGGTTGTGAATCAGTCTGTCCTGATCGCGGCTGAGTCAAGCGTGTCTATCTCTGCAACCAGGGTGCAGTTTGGTCTGACTGCGATTGAATGTACCTCTGGCATGAGCGTGTCTGCTACCCTAAAATGGACGCCAGAATCCGACACGCCAGAGACATGGACAAGCATCCCAGACACATCAGAGGTCTGGACTGCGGTTTCTGATGCATCGACAAGCTGGGCCGCGCAGAGCGACACCCCCGAGACTTGGACTCCGATTTCTGATAACTCCGAAACCTGGCAAATTGCCGCATGAGGTGAAACATGGCCGATTCCACGACTTCAAACCTTCTTTTGACCAAACCCGAGGTAGGTGCCTCAACCGACACCTGGGGCGGCAAGATCAACACCGACCTAGATACGATTGACGCGATCTTTACTGCAAACGGCACTGGCACCAGCGTCGGCTTGAATGTCGGATCTGGCAAGACTTTGAGTGTGGCCGGCACCTTGGTGGTTACTGGTTCTGCCAGCACGATTGATGCTACTGCGATTGGCGCAACAACGCCTGATAGCGGTGCGTTTACGACTCTCTCATCTACTGGCAACACGACACTGGGCGATGCGTCAGGCGATGCTGTGACGATCAATGGCGCAACCACATTCGCCAATGTTAGCCCGACGATTACACCGGGCACAGCCAACGGCGTGGCCTACCTCAACGGCAGCAAAGTCCTGACCACGGGGAGTGCGCTGACGTTTGATGGGAGCAATTTAACGCTAACTGGTAACCTGTACATGACAGGCGGCTCTATTGCGTTTGATGATGAGCGTTTTGTTTATTCGTATGCAGGTGGCAGTCTTGGTC